GCTTTCATTGGTACTACTATAAGTGCATTTAGTAGAAAACAAGTTGCAGTATATGATTATGATAAGTGCTTACTAATACTTATCAACAAGTATGGCTTAGATGATGAAACGGCAATGGAGTGGTTTAGTTTCAATGTATTAGGCTCTTGGGTGGGAGATGACACCCCAATATTTATTAATCAACATAACATCAAAAACATAGAGGAGTATTTAGATGATGAAGATTGAGGATAATGTAAACAGACCAAAGCACTACAGAAAAGGTAGGGTAGAGTGCATAGATGCAATAAAAAGTGCATTAGGAGAGGGTTACGAGTACTACCTTCAAGGAAACGTAATCAAATATGTTTGGAGATATAAACATAAAAATCTTCTTGAAGATTTAGAAAAAGCACAATGGTATCTCAGGGAGTTAATTAAGATAAAGAAAGGAAAGAATAGATGAAGTCTATTAGTGAGGAAGAGGTACAGAAAGCCGTAGATTGGCTAAGAGATAACTCTGACAAATGTGCCAAAGCTAGGGCAACAAGAATATACTTAGAGGAATATAGGAAGTCCATAAAGGCTTTACTTATGAGCAAGTATCCTGAGCTATCTGTTTCTGCTCAAGAAAGAGAGGCTTATGCACATGAAGAATACAAGGAACATCTAAAGTTAATGAAAGATGCAATATACGAAGATGAACGTATGAGATTCTTTAGGGCATCTGCTGAGGTTAAGATAGAGGCTTGGAGAACACAACAAGCTAACATAAGGTCTATCAAATTATAAACACACACTTTCTCTAGTCATGACGAGTAACCAAGAAACGTCTTTAGGCGTTTCGCCCTCGCCTTGAAAGTGGGTGTTGCCCATTATTGTCTCCATATTCGGACTTTGCAGTCGGCTGCGTAATATAATAACACTAAAATCGTGAACTTCTAGAGGTTAATGTTAACTTCTAACTTGCCTCTCTAAACCCAGCCGACCTCATCAGGATAAGCCCACGCCTCATGAGGTCGTTAATCCTATCCCTCCTTATCTTTATAAGATTCTTTATGACTTTCTCATCTAGTCTTGGGTTTCTTTCTATCTCTCTTATTTGTCTTAGTAATCTGTTTCTTGCGTTGTCTATTGCCTTGAGCCTTGGAACAATACTTAACTGCTCTCTATTATCCCTGAATATTTCTCTTGTTAATTCTACATCACCAGATCGTCTGGCTAAGTCGTATCGTGCTAGTATCGTGAATAACGCTTTTCTATTTTCTAAATAACTTGATACATCTTCTCTTTCACTTGGAGATGCTATTACCTTTCTTGCAAAAGGTATCACACTAGTTAGTGGTGCTTGTAAGTCCTCGTTGATAGCGTCATATATCCTGAAAGGCGATTCTAGTGATCTTTGAACAAACCTTCCAACACCACCAGTTGTATAATCAAACCAAAACTCCATAACGTCTGGTGAAAGATCAACAAAGCCACTTTCTACTGCATCTCCTCCTGATATGCTGTTTAAGAAATTAGCTATTGTTACTGCCGTTCCACTTGTGCTTGACCAATATGCCTGACTATTAGGTGTAGGTCTTGATGCAAATTGAGGTGACTCTTTAAATATAGGGTCACCTTTGTAGTCCTCGTTGATAGCCACACTGACAAATGGGTCCAGCACTGTAGGAGCTGCCAAGTTATAAAAATTATCAAAACCACCAAAAGGACTTAAACTTTCAAATGCAGTACCAAATATGGTCCGGCTAGCCTCCCCGGGTGTATACTCGCCCCTAGCAGCTCTCGAAACAGCTCTTCCTGCATTTACAGCTAAATTCATTCCATATGCTAATGGTATTGTAATAAATTTATCTTCTGCTAAACCAAATGTTGGTAATACAAAATTATGCTCTAATATATATCTTGGAAGTTCATCGTAGTCTTTAATGCCATCTTCATCCTCATCACCTGACAACAATGAATTAAATGCATCTTGCATAACTCCATAAACAAATAATCCAGCCCACACTTTTCTTACCCGCTTCGACTTAACCGCAGCGTTTATCAGTGCCATTGATCCTTGCATTGATGCGTTATAAAATAAATACCATGAATTTAAAAATTGCTTCTGCTCTCCACCCTTCGCAAAGTTAACTGTTAAGTTTCTTGCTGCTTGTGCAGCCCTAGCCGTGCTAACGCCTCTTTTTACAAGCGCTGTGTATAATGAGACACGCACACCATTTTCAACTGCTGTGTTGTAATCATCTAAGAACTTACCTAATTTACCAAAACCTTTCTTAACTAATCCTAGCTTTCCTTTTTTACTATTATCAGACACATCACTAAGTATGCTGTTTATACTATTCATCTGATCTTGAAGATCGTTCATTTGGTTAGTTGCGTTCTTACCACCTGACTCAACAAATTTTGTGTACTCTTTTGCCCAAAAGCTATCAACATCTCCATCTCTTAGATTCTTAGATATACCTTTCACCGCAGGTAGCGCACTCTTAAGAACTTCAGACATTAAACCTTTTTCATCATACTGTTGAACATTCACACCAGCAGTTCCCAAGTCTCTAGCAAAGTTTGGTATAACAAAAGATGGATTGTATGTTGTATTAATATTAGATAAATATCTGTTCAATTTACCTAAAGCTCTTGTAAAGCTGCCTACACTATCAGGGGTCATAAATCCTTTCATAGCCCTAGCTATTCTAGCATCGTTAAGTGTTATGTAGACATTTCTGCCATTTTCTCTAACAGTTAAATACTGTTCTTTTTCACCTAAGTCTTTTGGTATATCATCTTTGTTGAAATAAACTGCACTTATGTGTTGCATTTCTTTCTTTAAGTTATCGTTAACTTCTGTGGTCCCATCTTCTATGCCCCTAACAAGATTTAAATAACTTAAACCAACCTTGTTTCTTTCAGCATCTGCAATAGATTTATTATTTTGTGCAAATAATGTAGCAACTATATTTTCTGCGTAGAAATCTTCTACTTCACCCTCTTTGGATCTTACCCTTCCCCGTGCTTTACGGTCCGGTCTCTTCGTGGCACCAAATAAATTTTGTATTACAAAGTTTTCGGCTCTCTCTTCTCTTTTGCTGTCGCTATCTGCTTCATCTTCAAAGTTTAAATCACCTCTCAATGGAACATAGTTTTCATATATTCTCTCATACTGATTACCTTCTTTATCAGTAAACACCTCTGGAATAAGACCGCCTTGTTTTCTTTCTTCATTTGTGTTCTTAACTATAGATTTTGCAAAGTTTTTAATATTTTTTATCTTTGTTTTCTCAGAGTCAGGTAATGTCAATATCCAATTATTTATTCTATCAGCCTCGTTGGTATGCATACCAGATGCGATTGGGTTTTTTAAATAATCATTCCTCTCTTTCGCATGCGCAGCATAAAGGATGGCATCTGCAAGTGCCATTTTTCTACTAGGATACCTGCCATCAATTGCTGTTTTATAAAAATTAGATATTCTAGATAATGTATTTAATGAGTCTTGATTAACATCTAATGTATTTATAGTCTTAATCATTGGGTCAAAAAACTCTTTTTGTGCTTTTTCTACTTTTGCACCTGCTATTCCATGAAATAACTCTTCTTGCATATAAGTATCCATAGCATCTGTTATTTTAGCACCATTTTCTCTTAGCTTGTCCATTAAAGCACCAATAGGCAAGAATCTATCCTGTATTTGAATCAATAAATTTTGAGCTGCTTTTCTTAAATCGTCTTCCTCAACTCTACCTAAAGTAAATTTATGCCCAACCTTTGCTAAAACTCTAGATAAATTATCATACTGTATTTTTATTCTTGTGTTAGATATACCTTGATCTATTTCAGCACTCATGGGTGTTTCTTGCTGATTCATAGAAGCAGTGCTTAACATACTTTGTTTAAATAGCTTTTCTTCTGGATAACCTGTTCTTATAACAAAAGAATCAAACTTAAATGACGGACTTGTCTCATCTAATTTTTCTCCTCGTTTAACAAATTTTAAAGGCATAACAAATTTATTTTGCTTTGCTCCTCTTTGTGGGGTCCTGTTAAACTCTAGCCTAACACCTGTGGCTGTAGTGTTAACAATCTCTACGCCATTGTTAACGTCATCCCTATTCTGCTGATAATATAATTTTGCAAGATTGTCATAAAACAAATCTTTTATATTTTTATATTTAAATGTTTCTAATAACTCTTGCTCATGGCTTTTACCAGTTGTCGGTCTTACTGCTGTAATGTGATCGTTTCCAAATCCACTATACAAAAATGTATTTCCTCTAGGTATTTCTTCATGCTTACCATCTACAAAAAATACAGGAAGACTTCTGTTATCTAGATTTATAACACCATATAAATACTTACCCAGCTCTCCTGTTGCACCATATGCAGAGTTTTGTTTGCCAGTTGATATCATGGCAAACTTTTGATCGTTTATTGTTTCTTTAATTAACTCTAAATCTTTAGGATCAACGTCTTTAGCCGGATCGTAATCAACTAACTCTTCTTCGGTGTACTCTCTTTTTTCATGCCCGATATTTGTATCAACCTGTCCAGTAGAATCGATAGATCCTTGTCCTGCACCTCGCTTATCAGCGAGTCGCTCTCGCTCTGTTGGGGGGAGTGCTTCTCCAATGGTTTGGTCATCTATGCCTTCCTTTCTTAAAAATGCTATTGCTGCGTCTACATAATCGTTATCGCTTCCTTGTCCCGGGGCTACCCCGATGCTCTTAAATAATCTTTTTTCACCGTACCAATACACGGCCTGTGAGTCAGCAACAGTTATTTGTCTATTAGTCTGTCTGTTATATCTATCAATAACCCTATTATATAAAACCCTAAACTGTTTTCTGTTAGTCGGTGTCTTTGGTGTTTCTTGTAATCTTGTCTCTAAGTTTTCAGCTAATCTTTGCGCTCTTGATAAAAACTCTGTTTTATATGTATCTATAAATTCTTTTGTTCCAAGTTTCTTTCTTCTTATTCTCTCTATATCTTTATTAAATCTACCATTTATTAAAGTAGAAAGCTCTCCAACATTAGATATATTAATTATATCTGTGCCTAATTCATCTGTTGCAACTTTAATTCTACTAATTTCATCTTCTGTGCCTGACTCTAATGCTTTTTGGAACTCTCTAAGCGCATCTTGTTTATTCTTTACAAGAGTTGTTTCTCCTATTGTTCTAAATGGTACGCCAAATATTCTATTTACAAAACGCATAAACCATCTATCCATAGTAAGATATTCATAATTTCCTATTATGTTTTGATAAAATGCACCTATTTTACTGCCAAATATAAAAGACATTGGCACCATTTCATCTGCTGTCTCTTGTTTAAATGTAACCTTACCACCAGTGAGACTTGTTAAAGATTGTATTAATGGATCGTTTTCTATTTCTTTCTTTGATCTAACAACTTGTAAGAACTTCTTTATCTCCAAGTCTGTCATGCCTTTTTCTTTTTTTAATATATTATATGTTAAAAAAGACTTTTCCATAGCGGATGCTTGACTGCCTTGGTTTTCTAATAATAGTTCACCAGTTCTTTCCCAGTTTTCCATTTGTGTTTTTAGTGCATTGCTTTGCGCAACTACTGCCTCACCGTTAGAAGATATAGCTAGTACAAATTCAAATGCAGCTTCAGCGTTCTTATCAGTTTTAATTATAGGAATTGATATTGCATATAACTCTTTTGCAAGTTTAATCTTATCATCATACCAACCAATAGCTGATTCATCTGCCTCTACCTGAGCTTTTAGCTCTTCAAACATAGCTAATTCAGCAAGCTCTCTGTCTTCTGCGTTATTTATATCAAGTGTTATATTCCCTCTTTCCGCATGCAGCTGTTTCACAGCCTCAGTCATTTTTACAGAACCAACTTTAGCTCTTTGTTCAAATTGACCATTTTCATCCATTCTATCTAATATTGTTAAATCTCTAGGCTTTATGCCTTTTATAGAATACTTCTCAGGATCTGCATCAAAATTGCTATCTGTTAATTCACCAAGACTAGCATCAACCTCAGGGTCATTAGTAATAAGATATTTAACAGGCAGTAAATCAACCTTTTGCTCTGCAAACGGCCTATCTGACAGCTTCTCTACACCCAGAGCGCTTTCATTAAAATTGACCCAGCTATTTTGTCCCCTTGTTTCTGATGTTAAAGCCCATCTTGCATAGGGGCTTTTAGTCATAATCATGTGATTACGCCAAGCAGCTTCTTCTCCTAACGGACCAAAGCCAACAGTGGACATTGTATGCGCATAGTAATCATGGACAGCTCGTAATAAATCATTAACAAGCATAGGTCTTCCGTTTATATCTACTATATTTGTTGGCTCTAATAAGGGGTGATTATCATAGACCACACCTTCAGGTCCAAATGTATCAGCTTCTGTTCCAAAAATATAAAGATGGTTATTGGCAAGTATATCTTTTCTCATAGCCTCTGACATTCTAGCGCCTGTATATGGCTCACCTTCGTCTTGATATATCTCTACCTTTATAGGCATAGCATTGTATTGCTCTGTAACTTCTTGTGCTAATTCAGTATATGCTCTTCTAACAGTTGGGTTGTCTAAGTTATTTATACCCATAGCATCATAGTCTTTTGCTATTTCCATCTGTAGATTCTTCTGTTTATCTGTAAGAGTCTTGGCCTGTACAGTTGGGTCTACTAGTCTTTGCGCTAATCTATTAGCTATTCTGTTTGCTGTTTTGTCTGCTTGGTCGGTCTCTGGGAGTGGAAAGTCGCCTCTAATTTGTTCATAGGAATTTGTGGCCCCGTATCCTGAACCGTAAGCCCAGAGTCTTTCAACTCTTGTATCAAGGCTTGAAATTCTTGGTCCAAGAAGTTTTCTTGCTCCTCTAACTGATTTTCTGAAGTCTCTGATTGCTGTTCTGTCATTTGGATCTCCTAAATAATAAGCCTGAAGTGATTTGTCAGTGACAGTAAAACCTGCCAATCCTGTTTTATCTATTATACTTGATAACTCTTTTGTTGGTATAGACTCTGTTAATCTAAAGCTAACCACAG